CCTAAACCGAGGTTTTTGAGAACGTCAGCAACCAGCCCGGCGTCTTTGATTTCTGCCAGGGCGCTTGCGATTTGCAGGTACTGGCTGTGTGGGTTTTTAGCATCGGTGTGCGTTTTCATTACGCTGTCAGCGTAGGCTTTCACCTCGATCACAGCATCATCAACATACTTTCGCGTTGCCAGCACCACGGACGGATCAATTTTCAGCGTGACGGCGGTTGTGCTGTTCACGATTAAAATCATGCGCACGGTCTGCGTCCGGCCGCTGCCTTCGGCCAGCTGAGGCTTGTAAGTCTCCGGGCAGTTAGCAACGGCAATCAGCACGCCGTCAGCGTCGTACAGGCCGATTTCACGAATCCAGAAACCGCCTTCGCTTTCCGGGATAATCTGCTCCGCGATAATCTGGCTGCTGTTGGCCGCATCAACGGTCAGCGAATTAAGCTGCGCGCGGCGCTTCTCACCGATGAGCTTTGTCTGTGCGGCATCAGGCGTCGGCAGCGTGCCGCCACCATCTCCGACGCCTAATGATGTGATATTCACTTTCGTGCCGAGTGCGGCGGCGTTCGCCAGCTTAGCCGCGCCCTGATTGGTCAGCAGGGCAAAATATTTTGTCGTCATGCGCTCACTTCCGTCAGGTCAATAAGATGCACCGCCACGCCGGAATAACCCGGCCCGCCGACGCTGATAAGTTCAGGGGTATAGGGATAAACGGTCAGCTCGTCGCCGCTGTAGCTGGCAACGGCTACCGGCATCGTGCCGTTAGCGTCCAGATTGATAGACAGCCCGATAAGGTGACGGCTGCAGGGCTTCGCGTCAGCTATCAGGCGCTCCAGCTCGTTATACATTTCCTCCGTAATGCCGGTATCCAGCACTCCTACATCAAGCCGGAACGTGCCTGGCGCTTCATTGGTTTTCCACCACTCAATAACCCGGATGAGATAGCCCAGCGGCTCTACGACGCGGCGGATAGCGCCAATCGTGCCTTTGTGTTGGTGCACATACCGCGAAGCGGCAACAACGGCGCGCTTTGTCGATTCCGGCCAGGCTGAATCCCAGCGGTCAACTGACCACGCCCACGCCAGATAGGGTAGAAGCTCCACCGGGCAGGATTGCGGATTCCATAACTGGCGCAGCGGCACGCTCATAGCGCCGGGGCTTGCCAGCGCCTCAGCGGCGGCAATCTCAAGCGCTGTTGATCCGGTCGGCAGCAGGCGATCACTCATCCGAGCCTCCTACGGTCAGCGTGTAGCCAGTGCAGTAAGCGGCCTGCGTTTTGTCGAGCACCACGTCAGCCGACGGCTTAATCAGGCTGACTCGCTGCACGCCCTCAACGTGCATGGCGGCATACAGCGCAGACAGGCGGATGTCACGGCCGAGACGCTTCTGCGCGCTGATGTAGGCGGCGAGCTTTGCCTCAGATGCGGCGCGGATTGGCTCAGCCTCCGGCCCCGGATAGAGGTACAGCTCGGCCTCGATTTCGTAATTAACAATCTTCGCTGACTGCACGCTCACCCGGTCGGCAACTGGGCGCTTGTCCTCATCATTGAGCGCAGCTTTAACCACGGCCAGCAGATCGTCTGTCGCTGCGCCGTTGCCCTCGCGGGCGAGCACCGTCACAGTGACAACGGCGGGTGACGGGCTGATAGCTGACGCATCGGCTACCCGGCCGTCGGCGCTTCTGGCGTGATACTCATACGCGCCGGTCGGCCCGGCCACGCTCATCCCCTCAAAGGCCGAGGCGATGCGCAGCCGGAAATCGTCGTTACTTTCCATAACGGCAGCGGTCGGCGGGATGGTCGTATCGTCGGCCGGGGTAATGGTCAGGCGGGTTACGCCATTATTCGCGCCGAGCTGGTCAAGGTCGCCATCCAGTGCATAGGCAACCATGACGGCCTTTGCCGCCTCGTTAATGCGCTGGCGCAGGATCAGCTCTCGATAGGCATTCTCCTGCAGCAGCTTAACGATGGGTTCTGATTCAAGCGTCAGCGTGCGGGCGACGGCCTCCTGCTGATCAGCCGGGTAAAGGGAAATCAGTGTCGCCTTGCGCTCGGCCAGCAGGGTTTCATAGTCCAGCGACTCCACCACATTGGGCGCGGGCAGCTGGCTCAGGTCGATAGTTGCCATAGTCTCAGCTCACGGGAACGGTTAAGGAAAAAGGCTGAGCGCTGTCGGTGCGGTTGCCGGACAGCTCAACCACCATTGCGCCGTTGATATCCGACTCAAAGCTGATGGCGGTCAGTTTTACGCGCGGCTCCCATTTCAGGATCGCCAGATAGCAGGCCGACATAATCTGCAGGCGCAGCGCCTCGTTTTGCGGCTGGTCAATCAGCGCGGATAAAAGCGAACCATACTCGCGGCGCATCACCCTGGAGCCGATCGGAGTCAGAAAAATGTCGCTAATCGACTGCCGGATATGGTCGAGGTCGGTAAGCGCGCCGCCGGTTTCGCGGTTCATGCCGATATATTTTGCGGTTGTCATATTGGTTCCCCCGTCTGGCCGCCGCTGTCGCCAGGGTGCTTATGCTTGTGCAGAACCTTGCCGTTTGAGGAAAGGTTGCCGCCGGTATGCGTAACGTCGCCTTTCATCGTGCCACCCTTAGTGACTTCCAGCTGCGCTGTTTTAAACAGCGTTGTGCATTCCACTTCCGGCGAGTCGAAAAGGATTTTTACCGCTGCTTTAATGGTTGCCGTTTGTATGCCGGTTGCAGTCAGCGCGCTGGTTTCCGGCTCGTACTCGATCACCGCGCCGTCTGGAAATGACCAGTGCAGCGCATCGGCCGAGGCTGACGGGGCCGGGTTGTCATCAGAGAAAATACCCGGCAGTACAAAGCCGGTATCGAGTTCGCCGCCGAGGCAAAGAATAAGCACCTGCTCACCCACTGACGGCGCATTCCAGGAGCGGGTTTTACCCGCGCGGGCGCTCAGCCAGTGCAGCCAGCCGGTTGTGTTTTTCCCCGTATCGACACGGCACAGCCCACCGTCAAGGTTGACGGCCGACACGGTTCCGATGTGGATCAGGTTGCGCAGCAGGCGCTGAATTTCTGCGAGTTGTTCGTTCATGGAAGCATCTTGAAGACAAGGTGACTTAAGGGCTAATGTGTTATGTCTGGTGGTTTACTAACAAACATCGGTCTTTGAAACATTCCGTTTTAATACAAGGAAGATTTATGGCGTGGGCAGAAATTGTTAGTTTTTTAAAAGATGTTGTTGTAGTGGCTGCACCGGCAACAGGTGCAATAGTTGCGGTCAAAGGTTTAAGTACGTGGAGGCGGCAACTTAAAGGGCAGTCAGATTATAACCTTGCTAAAGATGTACTTATCAACCTGTATAAATATCGCGATGCGTTATTTTTTGTCAGGCACCCCCTAATGACAGGCACTGAATTAAAATTGCCTGAAGGAGTAGATGAAAAGGAATTAAAGTATGCTGAGATTCATTATTTGCGAACTCAAACAGCATATCAGAACAGATGGGATAAAGTCGTTGAAGTACGCTCTAAACTTCTGACTAACATTGTGGAGATCGAGGCTCTTTGGGAAGCGGATTTAGCACTTCAACTTAAAGATATCTTCGATCACGAAAAGGAGCTGATGTTTAATATTTCTTGTTACTTGGGTGTAATAAACCCATACATTCCCGAAGAAGATAAAGGTTTTGACAGGAAACATCTTGACCACCAGATGTTATACGACACTTTAAAGGATGAATCAGATACATTCAGAATGGCATTTAAAAAAACACTAACCCCCCTAGAAGATGCACTAAGAGATAAACTTAAAAAATAGTATTGGTGGGCACAACTTAACGTTGTGCCAGCGATTTTATAATAATGTCTTCGATAACTTGATAATCTTTATCACTGACACCCAGCAGAGGGCGAGCCTCATACTGTACCTCTTTACCTTTGCGCGATGGCCGGTCGCGCAGCCCGTAATGATGCACGCGGGCCATGCGCTGCACGTTTCCGGCAAACTCGATCACGGCCTCATTCGGGCTGGCCTGCGTCTTCATATACTTAGCGGTGCGCAGCTTTGCGAACATCTCGCGCTTTATGCGGCCCTTTTTGCTGCGCACCGGCTGCGTTTTGCGGGGCTTAAACGGCGTGCCGTCAGGTGCCTGCTGTCGCTTGATGTTCTGCTGCTGACTCGCGCGCAGCTTACGGCCAATGCTGCGCGCCATCTCTTTACGTGCCGGGGCTGACAGGCTGCTGATCAGCGCCTCCAGACGGTCATTTACAAGCTGCAGCCCGCTCATGTCTGCCACTCGCTGACCAGCTCGCCGTGAACATAAAGCTGCACCGGCCGCGCGTCATCCTCCGGCAGCGGATTCTCGCCGACGTGCGTCACGTGCAGCCCGTCGTCGGCCCGCTTCACGATCACGCGCTCGCTCAGCTGCAGCTCAATGCTGATATCGCTGGCCGTGTCGCTGATCACATCCGCCTGGAAGGTAAAGCCCGTGCGGCGCTTTTCCTCGGTTGCCATAATGTCGGGTTCATTCGTGCGCAGCCATGCCAGCAGCGGCACGATCAGCAGGTCGATATTCCCGGTGTAGTCGGTAATGACCATGTTAAGCCGGTACTGGTATTCAAATGACAGTGAGCTGGCAAGCGTCGAGACGATGCGCCCGCTGTCGATAAACACGTTTAGTGCGTCAGGGTTTCGCTGCAGCTCCGGCACGCTGTCGGTCAGTGCCTGCCGCAGTTGTTGAGGTTTCAGCATCGTGTTGTTCCTGGCAGTCTTTGATGATTTCGACCTGCAGCCCGCAGGCGGCGAGCGCGGCCTCTAACTGGCGATTATCCGCCGCCAGATCGCCCGCCGTTTTAAGGCTGTTTCCCGGCACCGGGCAGCTTGTCACGCGCGGACACCCAATCCAGATAATCTCTGGCGCTGGCGAAGGCCGGACGGGCGTGCAGCCGGATAACATCGTCAGGCAGAGGAGCAGCAGACCAGTCACGCAGTATCGGATTTGCATCAGTTTCTCTCTGTATGGTCATTTCACGGTTAAGCGCGGCTGTGCTGGCGCGCCCCTGCATCAGCCGAAGTTCGGCCTCGCGTTTCTGGCTGGCCCTCGCGTCGGCATCCAGCCTGGCTATCGCTTTGTCGCGGCTCTCGATACCGGCCGACAGCGTACCGATAATGCGCTGCGCACTGGTCAGGTCGTCTTTTGCGACTTTCCACTGCCAGCCGGTCACGCCCAGCGCCAGCAGCGCCACGGCCAGCAAAGCGGCAATCAGGCGCGTCATAGCACACCCCGCAGGCAGTAGGCTGTCTCATTCGCGCGGCGGTTCTCCAGCCCGCGATTTTTAACGCCATTGACGTACACCCAGCGCCGCAGCTCACTGCAGGCAGCAAACCAGTGCTGCAGCCTGATGTAACGGGCAAAGGTTGAGCTGCAGGCCGCGCGCACGCCGACATTAAAGGCAAAAGAAACGGTCGCGTCATAAACCCGCTGCGGCATTTCCACCGCCATACAGGCATCGATCCCGCGCTCGACGCGCATCACGTCATACACCAGGTTAACCGCCGCCTGCCGCTCGCTGACCTGGCTTTGCGGCGTCACGCCTTCGGTGTGACCAATGCCGTTAGTCCAGACTCCGGCGCTGCACTGATAGGGCGAGGTGCGGCACCCCTCAGCGTTGGCGATAAGCGCAAGCCCGGCCTCGGACGTTTTCAGGGTTTTAAACTGTGGCAGCAGCGCAGCAATCGCCAGCACGGCCACCACGGCGCAGCGTTTAACGGTCTGGCTCAAGGTTCACCCCCCGCAGGCGCTGCAGCTCATAGGTTTTGCGGCGGTAGTGCCAGTTGATAAAGAACGTCGCCACGTTAGTAATGAGCGTGATAACGGCCACGCCAGAACCGACCATAAAGGCGATATCCTGCGGCGTATGACGGCCGAGCCACATCAGGATGAGGCCAACCAGGTAGTTGATCGCAGAGCTGATTTTTTCCATTTTTAGTTCCACAGGTTAACGGTTTCGCCTGCTGATGATTCCGGCAGCTCAGGCAGCGTCACCTCGCAGCCGTGCGGCAGCACCGGCCCGCTTTCGGCCAGGCCCGGATTAGCCGAGTAAACCAGCCCGACAGCCTCGCCGGTTCGCCCGTAATAGCGCTGACAGATTTCGTCAACGGTATCGCCCTGCTGTGCGTAAACGATCATCAGAGCAGATCCACAATGCAGCCGGGCCTACCGGCGATGCGGCTGATACTGAATCGCGCATCGCGCCAGTACTCGTCGGCGCTGGCCTCGATTTCGCCCGCCTTTTTTGTGCCGCTGGCGTCATAGCCGCGATAGCGTTCAGCGATGGTGGCGGCGGTCAGCGCGCCGACGGCGGCGAGGTAGGCCGTAACCTTTTCGCTATCGCCGTCCAGCGATTCCGCAGGCACATCGGCCAGCGACTTAAAGCCCGCCGCCATCTGCGCGGCGCGCCAGTCGTACAGCTCGGCGTTTACTTCTGAAATCGCCGTTTTCACGGCCAGGCGCAGGCGCTGCGCCGTGACCGTTCCCTCATAGCGCAGCGAATCGCGCAGCTGCTGCAGGTCAACGTCAGGCCAGAAAAACGTATTCTTTACCGGCGGCTCGGCAGCGTCTGCCGGTCGCGGGGCGGGGATAACAACCGTGTTACTCATAATCGGCCTTTGAAATAGGTGGGCGGTGGAGGACGGCGCAGACACTGAAAGTGCGTTGCCGTCCTGCCGCCCGTGCGCGGGGTCGCGTTCGGTCAGCGGCGGGCGATAGCTTCTTTTTTCATCGCCGTTCCCAGCCGCTCAATGTCTTTTTTGACGCCGCAGCCGTCGTGCAGCTGATGCGCTCTTGCAAGGTGGGTCATCGCCTCCGAAGCCCTGCCCGCATCGCGAAGGACATACCCGGTTATCTTGTGCAGCTTGGCGCGCACCTGGTCGGGCATATCTTCTGATTCCGTCATCGCAATGGTTGCCAGCAGCGGGTCAACATCGACCGGCGCTTTTGCCGTCCAGGCGCGCGTTGCCGCGCTGGCGACTTCCTCGGCCAGCAGATAAGGCAGGCTGGCGCGCTTAAAGCCGTCAGGCGAGACAAGGCTATGCTTCAGCGCGTACCGGGCAATCTCCAGCGCGCCGGGCACGTCGCCCGCATCGAGCCGCCAGATCATGACGGTCATCAGTACGGCATCCTGTGCGCCTTTGCCTTTCTCCAGCACGCCGGACACCCACGGCAGGTACTCAGGCAGCAGCTGACGCTTCATTTCCGCCTTGCGCTCGTTAGAGTGCACTTTCTTCAGGCGGCGCTTGTCGTCGTTCAGCTTGATGAGCATCTGCTCATAGCCGCTGGCGTGGCGCAGCGGGTTGTCGGCGTTCTGCGAGGCTTCGATAGCCTGCTGGCGCATGCGGTGACGTCGGGCAGGACTTAACATGCGTTACGCCTCCGTTTTTTCGGTGCCGTCAGCGCTGCCGCTTTCTGCCGCTGCTTCCTGCGTGGTGGCAGCAGGTGCAGCGAACTCACCGACTTCGATGTTTTCAACCAGGCAACCGGCCGCGTAATCCTCGATCACGTAGTCCTCGTTGATTGACTCATAGTTTTCGATGCGGTCGCGCTTCGGCACCTCGTCAATCAGGCGGCGGTGCGTGCCTTCCTGGAAGTAAATCGACAGGTTATCGGTGCGGGTGATAAACATGGCGTCGGCCGGGAAGTACGGCACGCGCACCGCTGGCAGACCGCCGATGCGTTTCTGACTGATAATGACGTCAGCGGCCAGCTGCTCGGTGTTGGCCTGCGACTGGTTGACGATCGGGAAATATTTATCAGCCAGCAGCTGACGGCCCACGATAACAACCAGCTCCGGGTCTTCCTGATACCACGGCTCGATCAGGGTGTTGGTAGCATCCATCACCAGCGCATCGAGGCTGGCATAGTCACCGTTTTTGCCGACGCGGATTTTTTCAGAGACGACGGTGCCGTCTTCCTCGGTGATTTTGCTCATCACGCGCGCCGGGGCATCGTTGCGGTACTTCTGCAGCCAGCCTACGGCCACGTCCTGCAGCATCGGGAACTTGGCGCGGTTTGAGGTTTTGGCGCGGGTGACGCCATTGAAGCCGATCATGATGCGGTCAAGTGCCTGGCGCTTCACGATGGCGTCACGCAGACGGGCCTGAAAATCTTCATAGCGCGCCCACAGGTCGAGGGTGTTATAGCGGATGTGGAAATCGTAGTTGACCTGCACACACTCATAACCCTGCTTATCCAGCGCGGCGAAATCAGCGGTTTCGCGCTCGTCGCCGCCTGCCGTGTCGGTCACGCTGGCAATCGAGCCGGATACGCCGATCCCGATTTTCTCGCCCTTCATTTCGGACACCGGCACGATGTTGATGCGGGTCAGGAAATCGGAAGACTCCTGCACGCGGTTCATCAGCGTCTGCGTGACCGACGGCTCAACGGTAAATTTCTTGTTCATGTCGTCGGTTTCGACGCCGTTCAGCTCGGCGAGGCGGGTCATGAACTGGTTAAACTTAAAGCGGGTATTCTTGCGCATTGGCGTTCCTGTTTATCTTTGTGTTGGGTTTTAACGTTCAGGCCACGCCTGATTAGCAGTCGGTCTGCGCGCCGGACTTCGGATCGCTGCCGGTTGCCGCCGGGCGACGGTTAAAGCTGCCGTCGGTCTGCGAAAGCTGGCCCTGCAGCGCAGCAAAAGCGGCGCGGTCTTCCCCGGCCTGCTGCTCGATAGCCTCAAGGCGTGCGCTGACGGACTGCTCCAGCGCCGACAGCTCCTGCGCCTGACTCTCCGCGTTCAGCTGCACCTGCTCGGCGACGGCCGTTACTGCCGCGCTGACGTCGGCGAACTGCTCGCCGTCGGTTTTCTTTTTCGCAGAGAACATCGCCGAGATGCGCGCCAGCAGGGACGGAGACGGCTCCGCTGCTTCTTCAAACTCGATCACGGTTTCTTCTGCGGCGGTAAAGAGGTTGCCTTTATCCAGCTTGCGGGACGCCAGCGGATTAACTTTTGCCGTGGCGCTGAAGCTCAGAATCTCAGTACCGAGGCTTGCCGGGTCGTCGGTGACAGCCAGGCCGACGAGATACGCCTCGCCCGTGTCGGCGAACTCCGGGTTAACTTCAATGGAGGTGTAGATTTTCTGGCGCGCTTTGGTCAGCTCGACCAGCTCAGGCGTCGGGTCAATCCAGCCGAACAGCGCGAGCTTGCCCTTGAGGGGCCCGTCGCCGATTTCTTCAGCCTCGACGGCGGTCACGTCACCAAAGCGGCGGAAAGTGCTGTCAGCGGCATAGCCCCGGATGTGCTCCATGTTGATGCGGGCGCCGTACATTTCCGGGTTGTAGTTTTTCGCCATCTGCGAAATCCAGTCGCGGGAAATGACACGGCCGTCGGTGGTTGCGCCTTCAACTGCGATACGAAAACGCTTTGATTTGATTGCTGCCATTAATCAGGCTCCGGTCAGGTGTTGGGTCGGTTCGGGGCCAGTTTCCCCGTCGCCACACAATCCCTCAACGAATGCCAGCCCGCTGATGCATCAGCAAACAGGGACAGCAGGCGCGCCATTTTCGGCACCGGTAGCCTTGCCGGTATGAAAACGACACCGACAACCATCATCAGCGATCCGCGCCGTCAGGCCGCGCTGCTTTACTGGCAGGGTTATTCCGTGCGCCAGATTGCGGAGACGCTCGGACAGAAAACGCCAACCGTGCAGAGCTGGAAACTGCGCGACGCGTGGGACGACGTTGCGCCCATCAGTCGTGTTGAATCCAGCATGGAAGCCCGGCTGATCCAGCTCATCATGAAAGAGGTAAAGGGGAATGGTGATTACAAAGAGATAGACGCGCTCGGCCGTCAGATTGAGCGCCTTGCCCGCGTTGAGCGCTACCGCAGCAGCGGCAACGAGGCCGACTTAAATCCGAACGTACGCAACCGCAACAAAGGCGAGCGCCAGCCGGTTGTTAAAAATGAGTTCAGCGAGGAACAGACAGACAAGCTGACCCGCTATTTTATGGATAACTGCTTTGAGTATCAGCTCAACTGGCACCGCGCAGGGCTGACTCACCGCATCCGCAATATCCTGAAATCCCGCCAGATTGGCGCAACGTTCTACTTTGCCCGCGAGGCGCTGATAGACGCGCTGACCACCGGGCGCAACCAGATATTTCTTTCGGCCAGCAAAGCGCAGGCGCACGTCTTCAAAAACTACATCATCGACTTCGCCCGCCAGGCTGACGTTGACCTGAAAGGCGATCCCATCGTGCTGCCGAACGGCGCGCGCCTGATATTCCTCGGCACGAACGTGCGTACCGCGCAGAGCTACACCGGCAATCTGTACCTGGACGAATATTTCTGGATACCGAAATTCCAGGAGCTGCGCAAAGTCGCCAGCGGCATGTCGCTGCACAAAAAGTGGCGCACGACCTACTTTTCCACGCCGTCGGCCCTGTCGCACAGCGCCTATCCGTTCTGGTCGGGCGAGCTGTTTAACAAGGGGCGGCGCAGCAAAGATGATCGCATCGAGATAGACCTGTCGCATTCTCACCTGGCAAAAGGCGCGCTGTGCGGAGACGGGCAGTGGCGGCAGATTGTCACGGTCGAGGATGCACTGACCGGCGGCTGCAACCTGTTCGACATTGACCAGCTGCAGCTTGAGTACAGCCCGGCGGAATATCAGAACCTGCTGATGTGTGAGTTTGTCGACGATGAGGCGAGCGTGTTCCCGTTCGTCGAGCTGCAGAGCTGCATGATCGACAGCCTGGAAGAGTGGGAAGACTTCAACCCGTACCTGCCGCGCCCGTTTGCTTACCGGCCGGTATGGATCGGCTATGACCCGTCGCATACCGGCGACAGCGCAGGCTGTGCGGTTATCGCGCCGCCGCTCGTTGCGGGCGGTAAATTCCGCGTGCTGGAGCATCACCAGTGGCGGGGCATGGACTTTGCCGCGCAGGCGAAATCAATTGAGGACTTAACGAAAAAATACACCGTGGAATATATCGGCGTGGATGCGACCGGCATCGGCCAGGGCGTTTTCCAGCTGGTACGCCAGTTTTATCCGGCCGCGCGCGAAATCAAATACTCACCGGAAGTGAAAACCGCAATGGTGCTGAAGGCGAAAGACACCATCAGCAGCGGGCGGCTTGAGTATGACGCAGGGGCGACGGACATCACGCAGTCGTTTATGGCAATCCGCAAAACCATGACGGCCAGCGGCAACCGCTCAACCTACGAGGCGAGCCGCAGCGAAGAAGCCAGCCATGCTGACGTCGCCTGGGCAATCATGCACGCACTGTTAAACGAACCGCTTACCGCAGCCAGCGGCGGCGCTAACCCCTCAATTCTGGAATTTTACTGATGAGCAAACGCAGAGGCCGCAAGGCTCACTCCGCCACCGCGCAGCCTGTACAGGCAACCGCACCGCAGCAGCACGCCGAGGCGTTTACCTTTGGCGACCCGACGCCGGTCATGGATAAGCGCGACATTCTGGATTACGCCGAGTGCATCGGTAACGGGCGCTGGTTTGAGCCGCCGGTCAGCTTTAGCGGGCTGGCTAAGAGCCTTCGCTCGGCCGTGCATCACAGCTCGCCGATTTACGTGAAGCGCAACATTCTGGCCTCAACGTTTATTCCGCACCCGATGATGAGCCAGCAGGAGTTCAGCAAGTTTGCGCTGGATTATCTGGTCTTCGGCAATGCCTTTGCCGAGCTGCGCCGCAATGGGCTGGGTAAGCCGCTGCGCCTTGAAACCACTCCGGCCAAATTCACCCGCAGGGGCGTGAAGGATGGCGTTTACTGGTTTGTGAATGACTGGAAAGAGCCGCACGAATTTTCAGCCGGCAGCGTGTTTCATCTGCTGGAGCCGGATATCAATCAGGAGCTTTACGGCCTGCCGGAATACCTCAGCGCGCTTAACTCAGCCTGGCTGAATGAGGCGGCGACGCTGTTCCGCCGCAAGTATTACCAGAACGGCGCACACGCCGGTTACATCCTGTATATGACCGACGCGGCGCAGAGCAGCAGCGACGTTGACCGGATGCGCCAGGCGATGCGCGACACGAAAGGGCTGGGTAACTTCCGCAACCTGTTTATGTACGCGCCAAACGGAAAGCCGGACGGGATCAAGATTCTGCCGCTCAGTGAGGTGGCAACGAAAGACGATTTCTTTAACATCAAGAAAGCCAGCCGCGACGACCTGTTAAGTGCGCACCGCGTGCCGCCGCAGATGATGGGGATTATCCCGGACAACTCCGGCGGATTCGGCGACGCGGTGAAAGCGTCTCAGGTGTTTGTGCGCAATGAACTGACACCGCTACAGGAAAGAATGAAAGAATTAAATAATTGGCTTCAAGAGGAAATAATAAGATTTCAGACTTATGAACTTTGAGCCAGTTCTTTAGGAAACCGCCTTGATAGGCGGTTTCCTTTAGCATCATGACTCAGGATTTATTTATTACTTCTTCTGAGCGCAGCCATTGAAAGATTAACTGAGTCATCTGATAAAGCGAAAGAGCCATAAAAGAAATAGCGATAAAGGGTGTCAAGGTCGGCATTATTAAAACCCAAACACAACTTGAAAGTCCGAGTGTAAATTGCAAAATTGATGTTGCGATGCTACTTGCTATAGAAAAAACCAACATAGTAGTAATGATGACCAAAGGTCTATATAGTTCCCCTTTAACAATTTCAGCCTCAGATTTTAGCTCTCTATGTATTATAAATATTTTTTTATAATCATCAGAATCAAACATTTTCTCCTTCAGGTTGATTACTACAAAAGTAAGAAGAGATAACAAAAATGAGGAAATCCCTAAAAAAGCCGAGAAGAAGTACCCTCTCATGCTAGCCTTATAGACGTTAGACAATTCAAGGGCAGAACCAACAATATTGATCCCTATGTAAACCGAAACCCCATATGCAACCAGTCCAAGCATGAGGCCGATAGAAACGTTTCTGATTATCATGCGCCCTCCAAATTAATTACTTAAGAAGACTGTGCGACATTATTAATGCTTTCATGTCATTATATAGTTGACTCTGTAAAAATGCACTAATTTTCATGCCATGCAGCATAGTCATGTAATCTTCGTGTTCAAGATTTTCAATGCTATTTGCTTTATCAATCACACCAACAGTTTCACCTGCTGCATCAATTGAGTTTTTACCTTTAAAACTAATGCTTTGAGCATTATCTTTCACCAAGTCATTAAGGTAATCTAACAAATCAGTTTTTGCTTTACTGGTTTTAATTGATAAGTTTTTAGTTCTCATTGTAACACGAACACTTTTCGTCTTACTGAAAACAGACGAATTCAAGTATCGCGAAGCGGTTGTGGAATTAACAAAAGTTGCATTTATTTCATCCACAAAGGAATATTTCTTGATTTTGTCGAGTAACGTTGAACTGCTTACCAAACGTTCAAGAACAAACTTTTCATCTTTTTGTTTTGAGGTTAACTTACCTCTCAAAGCACTATAATAATAAGTTCTAAGTTTGCTATCAAAGGCTGTAAGCAACATCGAGCCTTCATTATGAATATAGATCCCCTTAAGGTTTTTTTTATTGATAAGTATTACGTTTGCTTCACTTATAGAATTTGCACCTGTGCCAGTTGTAGTTAAAGAAAAGTCTTTGTTGACCTGATTGGCTGAGACATAAGATTTTGATTTTTTTATAGTCAAAATTATGCATGAAAACACATCAGCATCTTCAAAAAACCTAAAGAAAACACTCTTGTCGGTGTTAGAATAGTCCATGTTAGTCGTGGCAGTTTTAGCGCACTCAGATAAGAAAGAAGCAGCAGTATACCTTCCACTAGTGCAGGAAATCTTGACCGGCATGCAGTAAACTTTCATAAAAGTCCTTATATATCAAAATCTTAAACAATGTTAATTGTAGATCATTCAGATTAAACCCCTCACATCATATTACATCGCATATACAAGTTGAAACACATTAGAGAAAATTACACATAGTTTGTGTGCAAATACGCTGGACTATTTCAAAGTTGGGTTTGTACTATAACTAATAGTACGAACTCACTACCTGCGTTTTTGTGTTTTAACGTTAGCCTCTCTGCTCAACCGGCTCTAATGACCGAATCTTGCTATCAGCCATACTCAAATCAAAAAATTTTATTAGTAAGTTAACTGTGTATGCATGCACTAGCGCGCAATGCTATCCCCGCCACGCCTGCCCGCTTTGTGCATCGCTTTTCATGCAGTTGCATACCACTCGAAAAACAGCGCCGCTACTGGCCCTGCGGGGTGTTTGAACGCCTCAGAAATTAATGCAGATCCATGCACGTTATGCATGCATGGCTCTTTTACGGATCAGATAGCGTGAAATCTGGAGGGTGAAGCGCTTTCAAATTTCAGCTGTTGCAGGTAAATAATGCCTTCATAAAGTGAAACCGGTCGCGACAGCTCGATCATGAAAACGAAATCGTAAGTTCTGCCGAGCCAGAACCCCCCGCCCGCATGTTTAGGCCGCTGGAAAAAAACCCAACCGCCGGATTGGAAGCATTCGAGGTTATCGCCCCGGTAAACTATCTGATAATTTGCGTCACTTCCCGCCATTTACTAACGCCTCGCAATGCTCGTTGTTCAACCGTGCCGCCGCCAAAATCGAGATTTTGGCATCAGCACGGTTATCAATGCAGCCAGCTGTCATCTTCCCAGACGTTCTGAAGCAGATCATTTAGCCTGCACCAGTCTTCATCAACATTTACACCGGGCATTTCGATTTTGGTGTAACTGCCCTGGCGCACCTGTACTACTGCATCAGGAAATAGCGCGGTCACTCGTTTATTTACTTCTTCCCGGAAAGCCTCTACCACCGAATGACTAATTTTTTGATTCTTATCGAGTGTGATTTCAATACGCATAACTTTGAAACCTCGATTTTACTTATCAAGCGGCACAGCCGAAAAGACGACCGAAAACTGCTGATTGGCTATTGAGGTGTTACGCGCTATTTCTGCGATGAGATTCAAGGCGATCACCCTGTCCTGGTCCCTGCAGATCCCCTCAGAAGTAAGCCGCGCAATCAATTCTACCCGCTCAAGCATCACTCGCTCTTTTAAACCGTTATCCATGTGCCCTCCCCACTAAACCACTGTCTATTTATACAGTAGCACAGCATTTACAGGTTGAGAAAGAAAAATGTCCCAGTCAATTTAATTTTTTATCTAGCTGATAAGGAAGATTTTTATCCACGCCTCATCTCAAAAATCAGCTTGTCGGGAAACTAAATGATCTGATTGACTGCTACTAAAGAATTTCAAGCTGCAGGCCATCATTTTTCGCTTTTTGTACGGTGTTTTTCTGCTAAACGATTAAACCGTTCTAATACGGAAACACTCTTCTGCTCCAGTATTGGGCGGGCCAGTTCACCATTAGGCAGACTGCGGAAAAAATGACCGCCGATTTTAGTCTGCGTGCCACCGATCAGACGCACGGCCAGCCCGCGGCTGATGGTTTCACCGCTTAAATCTCTCACCTGGCTTATTAATTTTTCGCACGCAGCTTCGATTTTGTCCGACCGCCTCAGCCTCAGATGCCGCTTTTCTGGTTTTTCCGCTCTTATCCGACTTAAAAGCCGCCGCCGCTCCTTCCTGCTCATGCCGTCCAGGTCGATTTTTGCGTAACTTCCCGGCGGGTTCGAATCCTCAGATCTCAAACCTCCCGTACAGTTATTGACAGAACTCCGAGAGGACGCGGGCGCGTCCTTAAATTCAAAACCCAAATCAACGGCACGTTTCGGCACAATCTTCCACTGAGCGAGGCGGGTTAAGATCGGGGTGTCGTCGCCTACTTCAGTTGCATAAACGCCCTTAATGCGCACAGTTTGCTCGCCGTACTCGTTCACATCTTCGCTTGCCTGATACCAGGTGCGCACGGCCAGCTCGTCGCGGCGCACGAACGGCCCGCCCTGTGCGTTAACGTATCCGGCCCAGTCTCCCGCATCGGCGGCGTCATGCGCGGCCGCAAATTCAATGCTCAGGCCGTGTGCGGTTTCGCTGTCTGCCATGCGGCGCAGCTCGCGGTAAACCGTGACCGGCGCGCCGCCCACAAACTGGAATTGCCGGATGTGCCAGCGTGCCGCCCATGCGGAAACGGCCGAGGCTGTTTCTTTCAGGTCTTTGCCGGTTTCGTCGTCTTTCTCCCCGTCCAGGGCGTAACCGTCAATATTTTTGGAAATGTATTTAGCCACGTAACCTGTAGCACTCCCTTTCTCAGGATCGATAGCCTCGGCGTGAAAGCGGGCCTTACGGGCTTTGTCGCTTGTCAGCTCGCCGCTGTCTTCCTTACAGGCGTAGTCGCGCATAATCTCGCGCACGCGCTCAGCCTGCTCCGGGCGCATAAACATCAGCATATGCCAGTGCGGGGTTGCATCGTGATGAGGCTCGGCAACACGAATCCCAAAAATACGGATTTCTTCGCGGTGCAGCTTTGCCCGGATTTTCTGCCAAACACTGCATAGGTAGCGCTGCGTATCTGCCGGGCTGGCCCCGTTCCATTTGCGGTTGCGGTGACCGGTCTTGATTGTGGCGTGATAGCGTGCCGGGGCGGTCAGCGTGTAGAACTCGCCGATAAAACCCATTTCGTTGCAGATATTTTCGAAGCCGCGAATGCGGGTCATCAGCTCGCAGCGGCGGATCGCCGGATTGGCTACGCTGCCGTCGTACTTCTCGATCAGGCTGATGCGGTTGCCTTCCTCGTCTTCCAGCTCCATCCCTTTCAGAAATTCACGGGTACGGCGCTTCTGCTCGCGCCACTCGGAGACGGTCATATTGCTGGCGTAGGGGGTATGCTTTTTACTGACGTTAGCCAGGGCAATTTGAAGATGTTCGCGCCATGATGCGGCCACGCGGCGCAGTCGGCCTTTCCACCATTTTTCGGTCTGCATGCGCATGATCTCCGGGGTAACCTCCTCCGGGTCAAACAGACGGGACGTTACTTTTTCCCACAGTGGCGGCGTCTGACTCAGCTCGCGGGTGATAGTAGCGGCGGTCATATAAATGCGGTGCGTATATTTGTAATCCGACTCGTCGCTGGCCTGCGCGTGCGCCTGTACCAGCTCGGCGAGGATGAAATTTGCCACATCCCCGGCCAGCAGATCGACATCGGCGCGAGCCATATCCGGCAGGCGGTTAAAGCGGCGCATCAGCTCCCACAGCTGACCGCCTGCACTGGCCGCGCCAGCCCCTTTCGTGACGTTCCCGGCCAGCATGGTAAACGTGCCGTGACTCATATCACCGAGGCGATACTGAGCGTTAACGGTTTCAACGCGTGGCAATGTGCGCTCAACAAATGTCTTTGTTAAGTACGCATTGGCGCGGGCTGTTCCCTGTGTCTTTTCCAGATCACTGACACGGCGTTTTACGTCGAGCTGTATCAGGGTCGGCTGCTTTTCGAGTAACTCCTGTGCACGCACTAAAGCCGCAATCATCTGACTGCGGCTGTGCACTTCCTCATAGGTGGGGTACGGGCTGGCAATGGCTTCCCGTGGAGCATTCCACGGGTAAGCGTATTCCTGAATCATCGGGACGCCTGCACTTCTGCAGACCAGTCAGCACCTGCGCCCGGCTCAAAGCCAGACCACACAGGCGCGGCTACAGGATGGCGAACGGCGATAATTTCCGCGGCGCGCTTGCTTTTACCTGCGGCAACGCCAACCGAGCGGGCGACGCTGATGCTGTTAATACGGAAATCGCGAAGAATGCTGCGCGTGTAAAGCGTGTCGCTGTTTGAAACCACAACCGGGCAGCGCTCCGAGACGTCGAGCAACATGCTGACCAGATCATGATGCTCATCTTTGCCAAAACCGGCAGAGTGATAGTCCGAAAACGTGCCGTCATACGGTGGATCGCAGTAGACCACATCGCCAGCTTTGGTCAGGCGCAGCGTTTCGCGGAAGTCGGCGCAGATGAATGTCGCACGCTGGGCTTTCTTGGCAAATGCCTCTATCTCAGCCAGCGGAAAAAGCGGCTCTGCGTAATTACCGAACGGGATATTAAATTCACCGCGCTTGTTGTAGCGGCAAAGGCCGCGATAGCCATTGCGGTTCAGGTACAGGAAATAAGCGGCGCGCTCCAGAAGAGGCAGCGCCGGATTATGATTGAATGCCTCACGGATGGTGTAATAGCTTTCACCGGTCGTGTTCTGATTAAACAGGCTCGCTGCCACGACGATAAACGGTCGGGTATGTTCCTTTATCTGACGGTAGAGGTTAATCAGGTCAGAATTAATATCTGCTACCAGATAGGCAGGGTAATCGGTATTCATCATTACTGCGCAGGAACCGGCGAAGGGTTCGATCAGGCGGTTACCTTCAGGCAGGTGCGCCAGCAGCTCCGGCATTACGCGGGTTTTATTTCCCGCCCATTTCAGGATTGTGCTCATACAGTACCGCCTTTTGATTCCTCTACGCGCATTTCCTCCCTGCGCATACGATTTCTATATTCAAACTTTCGCTTCTCACGCAGCGGAGAGAGAATGGAAAAGATTTCCTGACAACCAATTATCAAGCGGCTATAAACGTCCGATAGTTGACCTAGCTCGTTAATTTCTTTTTGCTGCTCAGCAATCCCTATGCAATCACTAATAAGATCGCGAGTTAAAAGAACTTCTGATTGGTAAATAGCTACTGCTTCAGACATCTGCACTCGACTTCCATCAACCATCCGCCAAACCACTCGGCTTAAAACGTAATCCCCCGTTTTTGCAACGGAAATTTCGTGAGTTTTATTAATTGAAAGCATTAGACTTTTCCTTCATTTCCTGACATTCAACGCAGCGGATCACGCCATGCACAGCGCGACGGCGCGCTTCGGGGATCGGCGCGTCGCAGTCTTCACAGAATGAAGCCCCCACGCTGACCGGGCGGTTAACCACGCTGGCGATGTTGCGCGCCAGCAGCTCGTCGGCGCGAGCCTGCGCCATGTCCATTGAGTCGGCCATCAGTGAATCGCCTCCTGCGCTTCGGTCTGATAACGCTCGGCTTCCTGGCGCAGCAGCTCGGCGGCTTCAACACCGCTAAGCCCTTTTTGCTGAATACGCATAGCAATCTCAGTTAAGCGGCGAGCTACCTGCAGGCCTCGCTCGGCGCGTTCTTCAGCACGTGCAGATGTGATGATTGAGGAAAGCTGCTCAACGTCAGCGTCGAATTTTCTTGTCTCTATATTTCTCATTTCACTTTCTCCAGAATTTAGGCAAAAGAATGCCCGGCGGATTTACGCCATTGATTTTTTAATCTTATTTACTCAGGTAAAAAACAGTCTGCGGTTGAAAACTGACGAGGTAAAATGCTGCCCCATCGCGCCATCTTATTCATGGCAGTAATAATCAGCCTTCTGCGGTGTTCCTCGAAATATTGGAAGGGCTTCCCTATTTCCTCAGGCTTAAAAGTTTTCGGATTTTCACGGTTTGCCAGCGTAAGTACGCAGAATTTAAACTCGTCATTCTGATGATTAAAATAACGCAATGCGGCGTTAGCGTTATTGTCACGCATCTGACGCCATTTTTTGCGAAATTCATCAAACGTCATTGGCTGAATTTTATCAACGCGAGCGCCCATCAAATGAATTTTGGAAAAACTGGCGGGCGCGTGTTGCTTTGGTACTTCCCATAAAACTTTCATATTAGCCACCAAAAATACGGCGCAGGCGGTGTGAATATCCGTCGCGTTTTGTTGTGATACTTTTCAGCAGCTCTTGCTGATTTTTACATGGATGCCAGGGCCTGCCATTTTCGCCCATGATCCAGCCATTTCCGTAAGACATTGACGGACTCTGGCGCTTGAGGTGTGCTGCAAATGAAATCATCGTGCGCCCTCAGCTAATGCCAATTGAAGCACCCAGCCCGCTGATAGCGTCAACGGTTGAGGCTAAGGTCGGGTTAGAGTGAACGCGGTTTTGCACAGCCATCGCGGCCAGCATCATGCAGCGAATGCCGGTATTTGCGGCCTCCAGAATGCTGCGGCGGCATGTCGCAGTTATCCGCTCCGGGTTTGCAGCACTGACGGCCATACTTCCGATCTCAGCGGTAGCTTTCAGCACGTAGGACGGAAATTTGTCTTTTGCCAGCTCATTAACCGGGACACAGGGCAGGCAGTGCAATTGAGCCAGTGCGCCATCTATTAGCGTTGCGTCCTCTGTCAAATCGGTAAGCAACAGCAATTCTGGAACAGTCAGCTGATGAACCTGATCCGGGTTCAGCTTGTTGCGCAGGGTCTGTGCTTTCATGCCAGCCCGCTGCGCCAGCTCAGCCATGCTGTGTGTCAGCGCAAACTTGCGGCAGGCGTCGTCATACTGGTTATGGGTGGAAGTCTTAAAATCAAACATGTGCGAATCTCCCTATTCACTTAATGTGAATTAGTTGCCGATAATGAGCTGAAAACGGGAATGTCCGAACGCTTTGCGCAATTGCTCTTCTTTCCAGCGGGCGTAGTAAATACGGATCGGACCGCTCGCTTTTTTACAACCTTTACGGATGGTGCGAGGCTCAATGGGCAGTTGCGGATTTTCGCCAGTAGTCCAGCGGTAGACGGTGCGAAGTGATATGCCTTCTAACTCTGCGAACTGTTCGGTAGTAACAATCGGTGCAGGTACTTTGATGATTGCGATTTCAGAGGCCATATAGCATGATTCCTTATTTGAAATTTTATGACACCGATTGCCATTTGTTTGCCAACGTTTGCCATCGATTGCCACCAACAAAACGAATCCTAATGCCAATTTTGGTATTGGTCAACACGGAAATGCCATTTATGGACTTTGAAAGCCAGATTTCTAATGAGGAAGTTTTAGATCGGATTTGTCAGGTGTATGGCTTTAGCCAGAAAATCCAGCTCGCTAATCACTTTGATATCGCTGCCAGCACACTGCAAAACCGCTATACGCGGGGCAATATTTCTTATGACTTTGCAGCGCATTGCGCTCTGGAAACTGGTGTGAATATCAGATGGATTCTGACCGGCGAAGGGCCGCAACGGAGTGAGAAAAGCGCGGGTTCGACTATCGAACTCCAGTTATTCACATTAAGTGAAGGAAGCCTCTCAGAGATTGGGATTTTAGGTGTAGGTCATGAGCTTTTTGGGAAGCAGCTCAAAAATGCGATGTGCCTCAGATACGAGGGTAAGAGCTATATCGTTGAGAAAGATGCTTCCCTGGCCGACGGCTGCTGGCTCGTAGATGTCGAAGGCGCAGTAAGTTTAAGAGAGGTGACAGTGCTTCCAGGTAAACGGCTGCACGTTGCAGGGGGAAAGGTTCCTTTTGAGTGTGGAGTCGATGAGATCAAACGCCTGGGCCGCGTTGTCGGAATTTATAGCGAGGTTGCTTAATGTCTGTGCGTAAATTGCCCTCTGGCGGTTGGCTCTGTGAGATTTACCACCACGGCAAACGTACTCGTACCAAATTCGCCACCAAAGGTGAGGCAATCGCCTATGAGCAACATAAGGTTCAGCAGCCCTGGCATGATGAAAAAGAAGATCGCCGCACGCTTAAGGACTTGATTGATTCCTGGTATGGGGCGCACGGGATTACCCTTAAAGATGGCGAGAAGCGACAGAAAGCCATGGCTCATGCTTTTGAATGCATGGGGGAACCGCTGGCTAAGGATTTCGACGCGCAGATGTTTTCGCGCTATCGCGAGCGCCGTCTTAAGGGTGACTTTGCGCGTTCCAGTCGCGTAACTGAGGTATCACCACGCACACTTAATCTTGAACTTGCATATTTCCGAGCTGTGTTCAACGAGCTAAGCCGACTTGGCGAATGGAAAGGCGACAATCCCATTAAGCATGTGCGCCCCTTTCGCACTGAAGAATCAGAAATGGCCTGGCTCACACACGAACAAATCAGCTTACTGCTGTTAGAGTGCCAAAAGAGCGAATATAAGGATCTTGAGGCCCTAGTCAAAGTCTGCCTCGCTACCGGCGCGAGATGGTCAGAAGCCGAAGGCTTAAGAAAAAGTCAGATAACCAAATACAAAATAACCTTCACCAAGACAAAAGGCCGTAAGAATAGAACTGTCCCAATCACAGAGGCGATTTATAGAATAATCCCGGAAAATAAGACAGGTCGAATTTTTACGGACTGCTACGGCGCATTTCGTTCCGCACTTGAAAGAACCGGGATTGAATTACCCGCAGGACAACTGACGCATGTTTTACGCCATACTTTCGCAAGTCATTTTATGATGAACGGGGGAAACCTTTTGGTATTGCAGCGCGTTCTCGGTCATACAGATATTAAGATGACAATGCGCTACGCTCACTTCGCACCCGATCACTTAGAGGAAGCCGCAAAGCTAAATCCACTGGCTACGAGTGGCGGTAAAGTGGCGGTCGAGATGGCAAACGATGGCAAATGATGGCAAACGTTGGCAACTTATCTGCATGTTTTTAAACGCAAACTATTGTTTTTACGTTGCTAAGCATAGTTCTCATAATCGCTTGGTCGCTGGTTCAAACCCAGCAGGGGCCACCAA